TTTCTTTGCCTTGTAACAATTCTGTAACATTTCCCTAACATTTATGTAACATCTGCAACAAGTCTGTAACATTCTGTAACATTTCTGTAACATATTTACAAGTGTAGTCATGTAGTAACGCGCTTATTTAATTGTCATATAAATATATAACATCTGTAACAATTCTGTAATATGTTTATGCTATATTATAATCATGAAGGAAATGGTACCCGTCACGGAAAGCGAAAGGAGACAAACATGTATCAATGGATTGGTAAATATGAGGACTACGACACCGGAAAAGAATTTACACATATTTTTGACGACAGCAATATTTTTTTTGACTGTGTATGTGAAAGCTACAGAGAAAAAATTGACGCAATGGTTGGCAAGTGTTATCAATACGCCATAAACGCCGATTTACATTTTATCGGGTTTGAAATCATAGCTGAATAACGAAAAGCAAAAGGAGAAAAGAAAAATGACGTACAAAGAAGCTATTGAACAGGGATATCGTAACGGTGATTGCATGTATACTATCGGCTATATCTCGCGCAAAACTGATATTTTACAGCAGCCGGTACAGATAGCAGGCGGCAGACGCAAGGGGCAGCTGTATGTTGAGATTCCCGCCAGGCAAACGAGTAGATATCATATCAGGCAGTATTTAATAGCGCTGAAAGGAAAGGAGCATTAAATCATGGAAATCGTAACATTAGAAGTCTGTGAACCTGATAACCGTGAAATACGCGCGTTTCTTGTTGGAGATATTCGCGCCATTTATCACGCAGGAATGCAGAGAATCAGATATGCCCGGCGCGCCGGGCGCGACTGCCCATATATGAAGTGTAGCGACAAGCGTTTGCATTTCTGGTTGACTTGCTGCCGGATGTCTGTAAATTATGGTTTCGATATTTAAGGAGAGAAGCAATGAACAGATTTAAAAAGGAAATCAGGAAACGCGGGTATAAATTAGAATCAGATTATCCTTGGATGCCTTATGAAATAGAAGGCAGTTTTTACCTTGTTCTTGAAGCTGTCACGGTAGACAGCGAAAATGCAATTGTATACCGGCATTATAACGTCATATCAGAAGAGAATGTTTTCCTCCGCGATATGGGAACTATTACGACTTGCTTTTAAATGAAAGGAGTTATATATACATGAGAAATTGTATTTTATACATTTATGAGGGCGGTAAACTTGCTGAAGTATGGCACGCATCCGAGCGGACAATCTACCGCATCGGATTTCACAAGCTCCGCCGCGCGCGTCATATGCGCGAATCGCCGCCTATGATGGCATGTTCTAATGGAAAGATTGACGCCTGGCTGCTTGAAGAGCGGGCACGCATACAGATGCATGATTTAGTTGAAATAGATAATTTAATCCATGAAATGGAGGATCCGACGAAATGAGAACCGCGCAAGATGTCATTGAAAAGCTGAAACAGAAAGCACCGGAACAATCGAGAATCTATTTTAAATGGGATGAGTATATATCGGTTAGAGCTAATGAATGGGGGCTTATTCTCCCGGGGTATGAAACGCCTGATAATAGTGATAATAGCGCCGGATATTTTAAAGTTAGGTTTGAAAATAGTCAGCGCATAGAAAAGACAGTATTTTGCAAAGTAAAAGGGAGACGCGGAAAGTTTTTGTTATTAGGATGTTGGGGGAAATGGGGACGGAAAGTGACTATCATTAAAGCATCTACAGTCAATGAGTTTGGCTTTCGCGGTTGTTTGATCTCCTACGATCCGGAAAGTAAAACGGTCTGGTTTAGTGACGAAAACTGCCAACCTTACGCGCTTGTTATGCCGATTGTAGACAATATCGAAAATGTGATATTTGGAGAGGAGGCGCGGCTATGATAAACATGATTTTTGCCCATTTCGTAAAATCCGGACAACCGCACTATTTTTATGATGCGTCTGTTGATATCATTGATTATTGCATGGTATACTATACCAACGGAGAACCGACGAAAGTATCTATTGACGATCTTACCAGAAAACAGAGGAACTTTATCGAATCCGCAGAGCGCAAGCACAACGTAAAAATCACCTGGGCGGGATGCATATATATGCACACGCCGCGCACGGCTACAATCTACAGCATTGAGCGCCAGAGACTGGCACGCATCCGGACGCGGTATGCAAAAAGGTTGATGCGTCACGGCTGGACACTTTGCGGCAGCTATGTATCATGCGGCGAAGAACGGCTTATAATCAGAAAGGAGTAAAACCAATGAAGCGCGGAACACTACTTACAGAAGAGCAGCGGGAATACAGGCGACTTGCAAAACAGGCGAACCAAAGAGCCGTCCGCCTTGAGCGCTACTTAGCAGAAAATGAAGAAGCACCAGCCGGAGGCTTGCGGCTATATCAATTTTATATCCGGCAATCCTTAGGAGACAAGAAAAAGCGTTTTCCGGAAGATCCAACGAAACTATCACAAGAGCAGCTTGAAACCTACACAGTAGAGCTTTCAACCTTTCTTTCTGCCGACCTCTCTCGCGTCGGTAGTGTCCGCCGGACGGAAGGACTCTATAAAGAGTATAAGAGGATGAAAGCTAAGGAAGCGAAAACGGAAATGCCGAAGGAACTTAAAAAAGTGCTTGATCAGACTCGAAACGCTGCCCGCGCCGCGGGAGCCGAAGCAAAGGTATTCGGGGGACAGGAGAAAATTGCAGACCCTGATACTTTTTTTGATGAACTCGGCGCAATGTATAAAAACAAACTCAACAAGGTTATGTCATACCGTGATATGATGCATATATTAATAGGAGCACAAAACCGATCTAAAAAAACGGTCATGCGGGATATTGCGAAAGTCGCGGGAGACTTGGCAGCGAATAAAGACTTGACATATAGGGAAATCAAGAAAACTTTTATAAAAGGGATGAAATAAATATGCAGGACTATATCGCGTTGCAGGATGAGCGCATACGCTTATACAACTGTCACACGTTCCCAGTTGAAAGGCTGGTAACGGATTTCCAGTTTAAAGACAACAACTCACGGAAAAAGCGCAAATACCGGCTTGAGTTTGGAACCTTCGACATTGAAACAACCTCGCATATAGACTCAATCGACGATGGCGCGCTTGACGGGTACGGTTATATGTATATCTGGCAGTTTTGCTCTGCCGATACCGTATGTATGGGGCGTACTTGGGATGATTTTATTGTCTTGTTGCGCCGGATCAATCTGCACTATGCAAAGAGCGGGACTCATGCTATATTTGCAATCTATGTACACAACCTCTCTTTTGAAGCGGCTTTTATGCTGGGCGCGCTGACAATGGGCGGCTATCACTATGATATATTCGCAATTAAAAACCGTAAAGTCCTTACAATCCGCCTAAAAGAAATTGAAATGGAGTTCCGCTGCAGTTACAAACTTACAAACCGAAGTCTCGCAAAACTGCTGTCTGACTTTCCAGATTGCGGCTATGCGAAGATGACAGGAGACTTGAATTATAAGATAGAGCGCACGCCATTATCAGAACTGAGCGAAACGGAGTTAGGCTATTGCGTAGTAGATGTCCTGGGACTATATAGGGCGCTAAAATTATCTATGCAGCAAACGCGAGATAACGTCGCAACTATCCCTCTGACCTCAACCGGCTATATCCGGCGGCGGCTGAAAGAAGCAACCAAAGGGAACCGAAGCTATAAAAATCTGATTGCGGAAATGGCACTGACTCCGGAACAATATAAACTCGTGCGCCGCCTATGTAAGGGAGGTGATACCCTGGCTTCGATGTCGCACCCCGTCGGTACAATCCTACACGACGGGGACAGCTACGACATAAAGTCAAGTTATCCGTGCCAGTTGACTACAAAAAAATACCCGTACGGGAAATTAAGGCTTGAGCGAAACGTCGATGAAGATCTGATAAAAGAGATTGAGGAAGAGGGCGACTACTATATCACGGAAATCATGGCAACCAATGTCAGACTGAAAAATCCTATTCAGCCGATCCCTTGTGTGACTTGTGCAACGGCGGACTATATCGCTTCCGGACCGGGGCGCGTTGAGTATAACGGGCGTCTCCTCTGTGCGGATGAATTGATAATTGCCTTTGATATGCCGTCTTTTCAGCTTTTCCGGGAACAATATAACTACGACGAAATTATTTTCGGGGAAACATATTCATGTGAGTATAGGCTTCTTCCGAAGGAATTCAGGGATTTTGTTATAGATGTCTTCAGGGGTAAATGCGAACTTGAATATAAAATCAAGTATGCCGGGCTGCCAGAGGAAGAAGTCACGCGCTATAAACAGGACTACGCACTATATAAAGGATTGCTGAACGGCATTTTTGGTATGTGCTATACCAATCCATTACACGATGAATATACATATATCCCGGATGAGTACAGATGGGAAGAGCCGAAACAAGCCGACCTTGACGACCCGAAGACACAGAAGAAATTATGGAAAAATCAACTTGCCAGTGTCGCGCCTTACCTCTGGGGAGTCCATACCGCAAGTATGGGGCGGATAGCATTAGACGAACTGATAAATACAGTCGGCTGGATCAATACATGGTATTGCGACACGGACAGCGATAAATGCAAGTACAGTCCGGAAATCCGGGCGCGGGTCGAGAAGCTGAACGAGGAAAAACGCCGGATTGCAAAAGAACTCGGCGCGCATGTAAACGTGCACGGCATCGACTTTTATTTGGGAGTCATAGAGTGCGAGACGGAAACAGACCGTATACAAGAGTTTGTTACCCAGGGCGCGAAAAAGTATTGCTACCGGGATAGCACAGGCTTGCATATGACACTATCAGGCGTAGAGAAAAAGCAAGTTGCACAGCTGCACGACGATATCCGGAATTTTGTTCCCGGCTTTCTTTTCGATCCGGCTGGCGGTATCACGATGCACTATATCGACGGAGCGCCACATGTGCAGCATGTAAAAGGAGACGACGGGACAGAGTGTGATATTTGGCTCGCGTCAAATGTCGTAGCAACTGATAGGATTATCACACTTGGCAGCATTTTGGACGGGACAGGAAAATTAAAAGCGCGTCTGTCGGAACTGGATGAACTGATAGAAATGTCACAACTGATAGACGGAGAAGAACTCGGTATAACTTGACAAACAAACAGAACGGCTTATAATGACAGTAGCGCAAAGAAGCGCGAAAAAACAAGCAAAGGGAGATAAAACAATGGAAATCAAAAAACAGTATGGAGAGTTTACAAAGCAGGAAATTTTCAACCTCTCACAGGGCACCGGGGAACTCCTCAAAAATCAGCCGGACGGTCTTATTCTCGATATCGACCGCCTTGTTATCCTGACGGATACAAAGGAGATCCGGGGGGAAGTAAAAGAGAAAGATATCATGCACATCATCACGACGGAGGGCGCGATCTACTCAACGGAAAGCCCTACTGTGCAGAGTACAATTTTACAGGCTATCGACTTTATGGAGACGCACAACCTCAAGTTTTCTCTTTTTCGTTCCGAGTCAAAGAGCGGGCGCGTCTTTATGAATGTATCACTTGTTTAAAACATAAGCGGCTTGAAATAGCCGCTTTCTTTATAGGGGGTAAAGAAAAATGACCGAACAGGAAAAAAAAGAAATCATGTTAAACCTTGCGGACACATTGAAAGGTGAAATTAACAGGATGTGTGTAACAAAAGATTTATCGGAATTGGACTCTATAAAGCTATTTACAAAAGTACATATAAGGAAATTATATTTTATGCGACTTAAGGATCTAAGATCGGAAGGCGGAGAAGATGGCGAAGCTTTACACACGTGACGGCTGGCTTGACTTTGACAAGCTGGAGCGATTGAGCAGCACACTTAATATCGTTATAGGCCCGCGAAACGCGGGGAAAACCTATGGAAAGATGCTTTATAATCATAATCACGGCATCCCCTACATTTTTATGCGGACGACTCAAAAGCAGATTGACACAATCTTTATCAACGAGTTTTCGCCCTTTGGGGCGCTGAATCGGGATGTTGGCAGCAGATACTTTTGTAAGATGCTGCCGAAATCCAATGTCGCGGCTGTATATGCCGACTATACGGAAAAGGACGGCAAGGAAGTACCAAAAGGCAGGCCCGTGAACTACGCCGTATCGCTGCTGCAAGTCGGCAGCATTCGCGGCTTTAACCTGGATCACGTGCCCGAACTGATCTACGATGAATTCATAAAGCATCCGGGCGAAATAATTCAGAATTACGGGAAAAGCGATGTCATGTATTTTGATATTATCATGACGTTGAACCGTGCGCGGGAAATGCGCGGACAGCGCCCATTGAAACAATGGCTTTTTGGGAACTCTGATAACCTGGGCGTTCCCATTTTGCAGAGCCTCCGGCTGATTCGGGTCATTATGTCGATGCTTGAGAACGGGGAAAACTACCGGAAGCTTCCGGAACGTGATATATCTATCTTTCTTTGCATGGATTCACCAGCGGCGCGGAAGATGAAAGAAATTTCAGCGATTGAGAAAATCATAACCGGAACCGACTATGCCGCAATGGCTTTCGAAAATAATTTTGTCAATGATGATTTTTCGAACTGCCGCCCGCAGCCAATTGGACAGTATACACCTCTGGCTGTAATTGGTAAAGTTATGCTCATGGAGCACAAAACAAAAGATCTTTACTATGTCCGCGCGTTTGATTCGGATATAATTAACGGAGTAGCTGTATACAAAAATACCGCCGCAGGGCGGGAGCTTTTCCGCAATGATTACGGCTTTCTTTATTTCCACTATCTTAACGACGGTATCTTATTTTCATCGTACAACGAAAAATTGTTTATGCGGGACTTGCTGAAGATTGACAGTTAAACAGAATGCATTATAATGATAATCGGGTATAATCCTTTGCGGAGTCAGCGCCGACAAGCGCCCGCGCACCGTGACGGGAACCGGGATTATACCCGCTTTTTTGAAAGGGGTTAAATATGGCTATTACAGATTTACGGTACGCGGCGTCACTTTTAAAATCCGGTTTCAGCGCGTCCGAAGTGCGCACTATAATCGGCTTGACAGCCACGCAGCTGCCGGAACAGGCAGCGTCTCCGGATGATCCGCCGCAGGAGACAGAGAACGCGCCCGATCAGGAGCCGGAACAGGAGACAGAGAACGCGCCCGATCAGGAGCCGGAACAGGAGACAGAGAACGCGCCCGATCCGGAACCTGAACCGGAGCCGGAAAAGCAGGATCCGCGCACCCGGCGCGAAAATCCGAAAACGGAGACGCTGACGGATGCGCTGGCAAAACTTTTATAATAAGGAAGGAGAGTAAACAATGGCAAGATTGACCTATCAGCAGATTGCACCGATCCTGACAGAAGCATATCAGCAGGCAACCGGCAGAAAAGCAATAGGCACGATTCCATGGGCTAACATGGTACAGGTTTTCGGAACCGAAATGCTGGGCAACCAGGACAACCTTTACGGAGTGCTTGAGGGCGTACTTGCAAAGACGCTCTTTGCAGTGCGTCCGATTTCTGAGCCTTTCCTTGGGTTGGAATGGGACGAACAGAAATACGGCGACTACCTGAGGAAATTAACGCCTATCACAACGGAGCCGCTGGATAACGAGGAGTGGGGCATAGCGGCGGAGGCGGCAAAAGAGAATCCGAATTTTGCGTGCTGCTCCGCACCGGTTCCCCAGGACTTTTTAGCTACGCGCGTATCCGGCGGAAACACCTTTGCCCGCAAATGGACGATCTTCCGGAATCAGGTAAATTCAGCTTTCAACAGTCAGTCGGAAGTAGCGGAGTTCTTTTCCATGCTTGCGACGGAGCGCGCAAACAGGATGAAGCTTGATCGAATCAGCGTAAAAAGATCCCTTATCAACAACGCGATACTTGGAGCCGTCACATACTACGCGGGGGAAAATGTCAACCCGCGCATGAACTTTAAAGCACTGACGGCTTATAATGCGGATACCGGGCTATCCCTCACAAAAGAGGATATCATGCAGCCCTCTAATTTTAGGGAGTTTTTGATCTGGCTGAAAGCATCCATTGATACCCTGCGCAAGATGATGCGTGACGCAAGTGTGATTTTCCACGCAAACGTGACGGGAAAGCCTGTTGACAGGCACACGCCGGTGGGTTATGAGCGGCTTTATATCCTGACAAAGTATGCAACCTATTTCCGGGCAAACGAAGCGGGATTGTATAATCCTGACAGGCTGCCTAATATCGGCGATTATGAAGAAGTCAATTATTGGCAGAATCCGGACGATCCGGAAAAAGTCCAGGGGCAGGCTAATATCCTTTATGGTGACGGCTCTGTCGTTAATATCGGCGATAGCACCGTTGACAATGTGGTAGCTATGCTGACTGACCGCGATTTTATGGGAACCGCAAATATTGACACATGGACAGCACCGGAGCCGTACAATGCCCGCTTTGGCTTCCAGAATACATGGTATCACAACACATACAGAAGCCTTACGGACTGGACGGAAAATTGCGTTATTGTCACACTGGATTGACAAAATCCCTTTGCATGAGGGCATGGCAACATGCCCTCTTTTATAATAAGGGGGAGTTATGGCTTATCAAGTAGACTTTGGCACTATTTCGAAAAAGGAAAACAGTACGGCAAACGGTTTCACGGTTCAGGCATCCGCAAGTTGCAGTCTGAAAGATCCGAGCGACTTATACGCGCCAGTTTTCACTTTTCAGGGAGATTTTCCGATTACCGCGAATTATATGCACGTTCCAGCAATGCGGCGGTATTACTGGATTACGGCAACAACCTTTGTATTGGGACACTGGGAAATCACCGGGAAAGTGGACGTGCTGGCATCATTTAAAGCGGAAATAGGCGCGACACCTTGTTATATTCTCCGCTCCTCGCATTCTCATGCCGGAGATATTCCAGATCCGCTCGCAGTAGCGCAAACTTCGCCTACTATTCAACGGCTTGCGGATGGTCTGGGATTAAGCGGGGTGGGAAGCTTCATTGTCTGCTGCGCGGGAAAAAGCGGGAACGCCTATTATATGTTGGATGCTGCGGCATGGCAGCGGCTTTATTCGATTGTTTATACTTCCGGCTTTTTAGTGGATTACTATAATATCTGGGACGCCGTCGTTCAGGACGTTTCGAACGCGATACTCAACCCGGACGATTATATAATCAATGCCAAATGGGTACCGGCACCGGTAACAGGGGCCGCAACTGAAATCAGTTTAGGCTTTACCAATACCGGAGTAACTGGACATTTAATACAACCCGGCAATTCTATTTTTATTCGCGTTTTAACATGGACAGTTCCGCAGCACCCGCAGGCGGCGACTTATGGAACTTATCTAAACGGCAATATGTACCGGAAAATCACTTTGCACTTGCCAGGATATGGCAACATGGTTTTGGATGCTGACGCGCTCGCGACAAATGCAACGCTTACAATCACGGCGGAAATGGATATAACCGGCTGTCTGTCGTACTCCGTGGACTATGCCGGGATACACTGCTATGTTGTTTGTGACTTGTCCTGTGATGCTGGATTTTCCGTCACCAAGTCGGGAATCAGTAACGCACTCGCAAGTATCGCGGCAAATCCGCCGGCATCCCTGGGAGACATGGCAAACGGGATTATGTCGGCGGCAATAGGAGCGATTCCGCAGGTAGAGCGCGCCAGCTCCGGAGGCTCACGCTCGGCACTTGTGGCGGGGCAGCTTGTAATTTGCACAATTGTAAATTATACGATCATGCCTCCAGCGCCTGACGCACAGGGGCTGCCGCTTTGCGCACAGGGCACACCGGCGAACTATCCGGGATACCTGAAAATAGCCAGTCCGTCCGTGATAGCACCGGCGACGCAAACGGAACTTGACGAAATAAACGCGCATATGGAAAGGGGGTTCTTCTATGAGTGAGTCGGTTAACGCATACCGGCGGCGCGTGGGCGCTGCTCTGGGGAGCGCCGGAGGGGCTTGCGTGATTCCATTTTTGTATGATACGGCAAACGAAATAGAATCTTTGATGCAGCCCGCAACCGTACACGAAACGAATACGCTGGATTATCACTTTTTCTTTCGGTACTTTATGCAGGAGCTTTTCGGCATTTTCCGCTTTGACGGCTTTCCGGAAGAATGGAACTATGAATTTTTCTTGTGGAATCTTCTTTGCAGAGGATGGATTGCTATTGTAAATTCACCTTCTTATGATGGCTGGATTCCGCAGCCGTGCGTATGGGGAGCCGGGCGGAACGTTTTTGCTTTTCCGACTTCCGTGCTTGTCCAAAATGGCTACTTCAATCCGGAGGACGGGAGAACAGAATTTAATCTTTTTCGGGAATCTGATCGGACAAATAGAGATAGCTTCGGCGCGCCGGTATATGATACCAGGGAGATCAGTGCGTATATTATTAAGGTAGCGCCGGACTACGCGCCGCTTGCGGATATATGCGCACAGTATGCCGGAAAATGCGCGTCACTTTTTGCGACTGTTGACAACTCGGCTATTTTGTCGCGCAACGGGTATATTTTGCAGGCAGACAACAAAGCGGACAGCATGACACTTGAAAAAGCCGTAGAGGGCATCTTAAACGGCGATATCATTGTGACGATTAAATCCAAGCGCCCGCAGCGGGGACAGGAAGAACGGCAGCCTGCGGAGATATTCGAAAGCGATATCAGAAAGCATTATATTGTAGGGGATGTCCTGGACGACTTGCAGACAATCAATGATATGTTTCATGCTGCGATCGGCTTTCCAGTTGTCAACAGGCAGAAAAAAGAGAGGATCATACAGGCGGAACAGGCCGCCTTAAATGTCCCGGCGAGTGTCCGCCCTGACCTCTGGGAGCGGACGTTGAAAGATTGTATTGCGCGGTTCAATGCCGCGACTGATTACAATATTAAAGCCGATATCGTTTATCAGGGAAAGGACTTTGAAAATGGCAATGTATCCGAGGATCCCGCTACTATCAATAATAAGGAATGATCTGTATATACCGGAAGAAAGATTTATAGAAGCGTTCTATTTTCCGGATGATGATATGCGGGATGATTTCATCAATTACTTTCTGTTGGAATATGGGGAATTCACACCGGTATATCAACAGCCGGAATTTCTGCTGACGCACATTCAGGCAGTTTCAAAAAGCCTGAAATATACCATTGATAAGTTATATGCAACGCTTTCCCTTGAGTATAACCCGATAGAAAACTATGACCGACATGAGAACTGGACGGATACACGGACGCCGGATCTAACAACGACCTATGAGGGCGGCGACACTTTGACGATGGCGGGCGGCGATACTCTGACGATGGCGGGCGGCGATACGTTGACCATGGCGGGCGGAGAGACCGAATCCAGGGAGCAGCATTCCATTGAGCGACAGGTTTCCGCTGATAATACGGGCGCTTATTTTCCGAGCGAAAAAACTATTGAAGATCCGGACACAAAAACAACGACTTTCAACGGGCGGACAGATACCCGGGTATACAACGGGCGGACCGATACGCGGGAATACAATAACCGAAGTGATACCCGTGTATACAATGACCGCTCCGATAAGCAGACCGGAACGGATGAAAACGAGCACGAGGGAAGAATACACGGAAATATCGGCGTTACGACTTCACAACAGATGATACAATCCGAACGGGATGATGTAGCATACTACAATTTTATTGACGATGTTGCGCGATTGTATGGGGAAAAGCTTTGCATTCTGATTTATTAAGGGGGTAAGCATATGACATTCGGAGAAGCAATAGCAGCGGTAAAAAAGGGTGCGAAAATATCACGCGAGGGCTGGAACGGAAAGAGTCAGTATATACAAATCGGAACGCATGTTAGTTTTCAACGGCCGGACGGGACCGTAATAAACGCCGGACATGAAACAATGGGAAATGCTGCGCTTGTGTTCTATGGCACGAGCGGCATTCAAGTCGGATGGCTTGCGAGTCAGTCGGACATGCTTTCCGATGATTGGTATATTAAGGGGGAATAGAGCATGGAAGAAGTAATAACAGCAATTGTACAGATTGTGCAACAACTCGGTTTCCCGATTGCGGTTGCAATTCTCGCGTTTTGGTATATTAAATACCGCGAGGATAAGAACGACGCGCGAATGGAGACGCTGCGGGCGTCATATGAAGCGGAAATAAAGGAAAGCCGGGAAATGCACAGAGATGAAACGGCGAAGCTGACCGAAGCAATTAACAATAACACATTGATTATCACTCAGTTATACGAAAGGATGGCGGCGGCGGATGATGGTAAATGAAACGCACGCAAGTAAAATACAAAAATCTGTATATACACCGCTGAATTGCTTTGACCTGATTTCCCGCGCAACAGATATGTATGCGGACAAGGACAGTTATGCATATTTTTACGGCGCAAAAGGATGCGTTTTGACTGCGGCGGCCATGCGAGCGCTTATGGCAGCGGAACCTGTTTACTTTTCCCGGTATACGGATGATGAGATAAAAGAGATCTTTGATTTTTCACTCGGGAAAATTGGGATTGATTGCAGCGGTTTTATCAATCTGCTGACAGGTCAGACCAATTGGAGCACGGGCTACTTTCTGGAAAGTCTTAATAAAACAGATCCGATCCATGGCACATGGGGCAATTTATTGTATACTACTTTTTGCGGAACCGGGCGCCATGTAGGGATTGATATTGGGGAAGGTAGATTTTTACATGCTCCTAAAGAAATGCACAGCATAGAAATGGGGACGATCAAAAACTATCCATGGGAATATTCCGGGCAGATTAAAGGCGTTTCGTATTTCCTGACGGGGGATAAATAAAAAGGGGGGTTGCAAAAATGATTGGACATGATTTTCCATATCTTGATACCAGGGATCTTAATTTGGATTGGCTTTTAAAGAAAATGAAAGCCGTCATACTGGAATGGGCATCCATGCAGGAAAGTTTTGAAAACCTGCAGGAGAATTTTGACAGCCTGAAAGAGTATGTAGATAACTACTTTGCAGATCTGGATCTGCAGGACGAAGTAAATCAGAAGTTAGAGGAAATGTTGGCAAATGGCGAACTTGACGATCTGATTCACAACGATTTCCTGCCTTTGAAGTTTACCAGAAGTGTATACGCGACAGAGGACGGAGCGACAACTATTTATTACTGCAAAATACCGGCGGAATATCACCCGAAAATCCGGCTTGCAGATAACGAGGTAGGGCACGTTAAGACGGGCGCTCAGCACGCCTATGAATCAAAATCAACATTGCTTGTCAATGCAAGTACGTTCAATATGGCAACAGGCGTTCCGCGAGGATTGACGATCATTAACGGGGTAACATATACAAATGAACAGATCACGGAAGCTTATGACAGGGCACCGGATACACTGTATTATAAAGATGGACTTCTACAGTGCGTGAGTGCATTTAATCCGAACGAAGAACTAATTGCACAGAATCCGGATTGGGCGCTTTTTGCCTGGTATAAATTTGCGGAAAATGGCGTTTTCACTGCGACAACAAGAGATCCGCATGACTACCAGCCAAGAACATGTATTGCACAGGATGACGCCGGGAACTTCTTACTTTTGTGCTGCGATGGTAGAAGCCCTATCGAAAAGGGAATGGCGCTTGTAGATCTGTTCACGGCGATGACTTCAATCATTGGATTCATCCCGCGTATTGCGTATAATCTGGATGGCGGGGGAAGTGTTGCAGCAATTGACCATGGTATAAAGGTCAATAAGTACATTGAGAACGGAAACAGGGCTATACCGGTCGCGCTGTATTTTGGTAAAGATACTGTGCTTGATGACAATACTTTCAAGATCAATGAAACGATTGCATATCAGCTTGAACGAGGTATAAGGGAAGATGCCCGGCATACTCTTAACCCGCAGTATATCTATCACGAATCCAATGTGAATCCAATGATCCGTTTTATGGAAATTATTAAAGATGGGTCAGACTGGACATGGACGCGGGGAAACATGAATTTTGCGTATGATGTAACCGGGCATCATGTTTATATAGACGCAAGAGATCCCAACGGCGATTTCAGGAATTATTTAAAAATACCTGCTCATCCTGCAAATAATGACAACCTGGATGCAGTTGCGATTCTCGGAAAACTGATCGGACAGTTTTATGATAATGGTGATACTTTCACAGACACCGGGGTAAGCTCTCTGGATGACTTAATCAATTCCGGATTTTATATGGTCGATAAGGTGACCGCATATCCGGAGGGCTGCCCTATAACGAGCGGTAGAAGTATCTGCATAGTATTCGGGAGCCGTAATAGCTCGGCATCGGTTGAAACTATACAGATCCTGACAAACGGAAATCTGACTTGCTTGCGGGCTAAGAATTCCGGAGTTTGGGCAACTTGGGTCACGCTTTGCGGGGCAGCCGTTGACAGGTATTTCAGTACATATCCGGTAGAGTATAAAAATGGCTGGATGTGCTTTGACAGTACAACGCATAAAACTTATACTTTGTATAATGGCACTTGGTATGATGCCATGGGTAATGCAAGATAGAACGGAAGATAACTATTTACATAGGCGGGAGAGATCCCGCCTATTTTTATCGGCAGATTCAGCGCCCGGCACCGGCTTGTGTTACTTGAAACGGTTAGTTATGGCTAGCGAACGTATCTTTAATATGTTACAGAAATGTTACAGAATGTTACGGACTTGTTGCAGATATTACATAAATGTTAGGGAAATGTTACAGAATTGTTACAAGGCAAAGAAA